CGCCAAGCAAGAAGATAAAGACGGCATATTAAAAGCAATGGACGATCCTAGTTCTATGCAACGTATTCAAGATACATTAGGATTAACTGATGACGAAATTAAAGATTTACAAAATTCAAAAGAAAAACAAAACAACTTAGCAGAAGCAATAATATTTTTAAACAACAACGGACAAAATCCGTTAGGGTATTATAAAAGTGCAAACGGCAATACAGACCTGTTTGTGCCTGTAGACCAGGATTATAGTAATCCAAATCAACAACCTTACACACCTGAAGCAAGTGGGTACTTATATGGTGCGGATTTATTAGATAATGCAGGAGGTTCCGAAACAGTTATAGGCGAACTGTCTGGACAACAAGCAATTAATACTCTTGTGTCTCAGATACGTGGAGATATTGCTACTGATTCTAAACCGTCGTTTGATTATACAAAGAGTGTTGTTGCTACAAGTGGTAATACAAGTGATGGTACTCCTAAAGCAACATTATTTGGATATATGTATAATAATGTAAACGATGCCAGTATACTTGTAGACTTAGGATTAACTGTTAGGGGCGATCCTTGGTTCTTAGGGCCAATGCCAGTAGATCCACAGAAACCGTCAGGTCTTACTACTGCCCTAGAAGATGCTCAAGCAGTTACCGATAATGATGCTATATCTTATACTAGCAATGATAACTACTTTTTGTTTACCATGCAAACACCACGTATTATAGACCCTGATTTAGATGATGAGGATAATAACACAGGTTACATGTCTAAACAAGGTACAGCATACTTTTTGAGTGGGGTATACCAGATATTCCAAGTTACTGCAAACTTTAGTAATGGCATGTTTGATTGTGAATTAAATGCTAAAAAACAAACAGCATTAAGTTTAGCCAACTTCGACATGACCAATGTTGATTACGGCGGCGGCGGAGAAAGAGCATTTTTTAACGGTGGAGAAGATTAATGGGATTAAAAAGCGGAAGATATACAGCAGATAAATTTAAACAAAGTTTATCAAACCCTACGCAAAGTCTTAAAAAACAGGCTGACTTAGATTTTGGAATTTATCTAGGTGAAATTATTGTGCGTCCAAAAGATGATACTAACAGCGGTCGTCTCACAGTATGGTTACCTGCTTTAGGTAAAGACAGAGATAATCCTAGTAACTATGTAAATGCATATTGGAGTTCACCATTTGCAGGAAGTACACCAGGCAACAAGATTGGAGATAATTTACAAGCCTTTGTTGAAACACAAAAAACATATGGCATGTGGATGGTACCACCGGATCCAGGCAACTGGGTGTTGATATGTTTTGCTGACGGCAAATCTAAATTTCCATTTTGTATAGGATGCTTATTCCCAGACCAAATGCAACATATGGTTCCTGGTAATGCAGGCGGAAGAACATTTGGTACGGATATAAAAGTACCTGTTGGAGAAGTTAATAGAAATACAGATAACATTGACCATGGTAAGGGCTCTCAGAGACCAATTAATCCATACATCACAAAACCAATATTGGATCAAGGTTTAATTAATGATGCTCTTAGAGGTGTATCTAATGCTAGTGCAAGAAGAGAATCACCTAGTAGAGTATTTGGTATTTTAACTCCAGGTCCAGAATTAGTAAATTTAGATACAGCAAAAAAAGATGGAACTAATAGAAGTGGCGGACATAGTTTTACTATGGACGACGGTGATGTTGATGGCAACGATAGAAACATCAGAATAAGAACTGGCGGCGGCAACCAAATTTTAATGGATGATGTAAATGGTATAGTGTACGTTATCAATGCAAAAGGTACTGCATGGGTTGAATTAGGTGCCGACGGAGACATTCAAGTTTATAGTGAAAAAGATATTAACTATAGAGCAAAAGGTAATATTAATATGAGAGCCGATAATAATATTAATATAGATGCCAATGTTGCTATTAATATAAATGCTGGTAATTACGGTACGGCACAAGATTTTGTGACCCCAGAAGGTGAACAACATGGTATGCTTAATATAAATGCTGGAGCAGAGATTAATGCTAAAGCCAGAAAAGATTTTATTATGACAGCCGATGATTTAGGCAGTATGCATATTGTAAGTAAAAACAATACACATTTTACATCATTAAAAGATGCACACTATGTTGCTAAAGGAACATCTTACTTAACATCTAGCGATGGAACACATCTTTCTTCAGGCGGAGAAACAAATATACAATCCAGTGGATTAACAAATGTTCTAGGTAGTGAGGTTCACTTAAATGATGGTGGAAGTGCATCACAAGGCACTAACGGTATACAGGCATTAACTATTGACCAATTTGTACACCAAGAAGAAGTTAATAGATTGCCGGAATGGATATATGAATATCAAGATACTTCAGCAGATGATCCTATGCCTACACAAGGTGAGAGACGGGGTGATCCTTTAACTACAAATAGTATTATAGAAGAATTGCCAACTAGGGAACCGTGGCCTGGACATGAGACCAGAGACGTTAAAAGAAGCGAGCCTTAAAAAGTCTGTTTTGTTTCTCTTTGAAGATCCGCAAATTTAATATAAGCACGATACTTACCTTCTTGCTCTTCAGCAACCATTTTTTTCAATGCGATAATTTCGTGTTTTAATGCATTACACTCATTGTTTTTTTCAACAAGCATAGTTCGAAGTTGCTCTTCTAAGGTGTCGTTAAGTGAAGTATTAGTCATCTTGAAATACCTGTGTTTTTATAATTTCAACAGTATTATAATTAAATAAAACTTCGTTATGGCTGGTTGTCATTTCTATTTCAATGACGTTATTAAGATTCTCAGGAATCGCCTTTTGTGTTTTAACAGTTAGAAGACCATCGTTAGACTCTCCCATACCGGCAAGGTCGTTACCACTTGCGTTAAATCCTGTTGTTACTATATTAATTATCTTAAAGTTATTTGAAATCGTTTCTAATGCTGTTAAAATGGCACTTCCTGGTTTCATAGATTCAAACAGTTTGCTTTGCCTAAAAACTAAACTTAACCATTTAGCAGTTCTACTTCCTCCCCATGGGGCACTCATGGCTATAAATGTTTCACAATTATGTAAAGATTTTATAGCAAGTAAACCAACGATACAACCATAACTATGTGCAATAACAGAAAAAGGTTCATCACCAAAGGCTTCATATACCTCTGTATATATGTTTCTAGATATTATATCGGGTGCTGTTTGGGTATCGTATTCTACTGTAATTAAATTGTGTTCAGGTAAAAATATTCGTAAGAAATTATAACTTAATCCACTTTGCCCACTGCCGTGAATGAATACTATATTCTTACAGTTGTGGTTGTGCATTTTTCAACATGTTTTCCATGTCATAAAATTCTTGGGGCACTTTACCTTTTTGACCAACTAAGTTGACCATCTCAAAGAGAACATAGTTCTTAGTATAGTAATCATAAATGCCTACAGAATGTAGACGGTTTTGCTTTTTGTGTTGCATTTTGAAAAATCTCGGGCCGTAACCTCGAGAACTATCAGTAAGTTTAATTTTCCTATTGATGTCGTCGGCTTTTTTGCAGATCCCATCAAATCGGTCAATGATATTACGCATTTTACGTTTCCTTAGTTTTACAAGCAAGATAATTCTTACTATGCTATTATGTATTCAACTATTTACAAAGTCAACCTTTTTTTAGGCATATTAAAACTAGTTTTAATCGTTTATGATAAATATTGATATGGCAAACATTTATCGAGGCTTTAGCACGGTAGGGAAGGTAAGGGCACCATTTACTAAGATTGATGGTGAACTAATTAAATCAGACTTACTCAACGAGCTCTATACAAAAAGGGGCGAACGAGTAATGAGACCAACCTACGGAACACGCATTTGGGATATATTAATGAACCCAATGGATGAATTTGTGATGGAAGAAATCAAGGAAGATATAGAGAGAGTAGTTTCTAAAGATCCTAGAGTTGAAATCACAGACCTATTCACGCAAGTACTCGACCATACTATTAGTGTAACTGTGCATTTAAAGTTCAAGCCTTTCTTAAACGAAGACACTTTATTTGTAGAGTATGCTAGGGACAATGTAGAGAACTAATATGGCAGTAAACAGCAGACAAAACAATTTATTTGCGGCAGAAGACTGGTCAGTAGCCTATCAGGCATACAGTCAAGTAGACTTCCAAGCATATGATTTCGATACCATTAGAAATGCAATGGTCGAATATATTAAAACAAACTTTCCTGAAAACTTCAATGACTATATTGAGAGTTCAGAATTTATAGCAATTATAGAATTGCTTGCCTACCTAGGTCAAAGTATTGCATTTAGAATGGATATTAATACTAGAGAAAACTTTCTAGAAACAGCAGAAAGAAAAGACTCAGTATTTAAACTTGCTAGACAATTAGGTTACAATCCTAAAAGAAATATTCCTGCAAGTGGCTTAATGAAAATTGTTAGTGTTTCAACTGATGAGCCATTAACAGATAGTTCAGGAAATAATTTAAACGATAGAACAATTAGTTGGAACGATGCCAACAACCCAGACAGTTACGAACAGTTTATAACTATCATGAATAGTGCATTTGGAAATGTAAATAGATTTAGTAAACCTGCTAAAACAGGAACAATTGGAGGCATACTAACAGATAGATATGATATTAATACTCCTAACAATTCTCCATTAGCACACTCATTTAGTGTAAACGTTAACGGTGTAAATAGAAATTTTGATTTTGTGAATATGGATTTTGAAGACGCAGGTGTTTTTTCAGAAAAACACCCTGATGCTAAAAACAATTTTTCGATTATTCATAGAAACGACGGCTTAGGTCTTTTAAGTAAGAACACAGGATTCTTTATGATGTTCAAACAAGGAACATTAAATGTACAAGAATTTAACTTTGCACAACCAATTGAAAACAGACAACAAGATATTAATGTTGAGAACATCAATGAGTTCGACGTATACCTACAAGAAGTAGACACACTTAATAATGTATTATCAAAGTGGACTAAAGTACCAAATACTGTTGGACAAACACTTATGTATAACACTAAAGCAAAAAACACACCTTTGCTATATGCTGTACAAAACTTAGGTACAGGTGGTATTAAACTACAATTTGCAGATGGTAACTTTGCAAATGTACCGGTAGGAAAATATAGAGCATTTTATAGAGTAAGTGATAACGAAAGATTCCAACTGCAACCAGATGATGTTAGAAGTACAGTTACAACAATACCGTACTTAACACAAGACGGAAAACAATATAACTTAACAATAACAACTAGATTAGAAAATGCTGTAACAAACAGTTTGCCAGCAGAAAGTTTAGCAGGTATTAAGGAAAGAGCACCTAAGGCTTATTACGCTCAGGACAGAATGATAACTGCACAAGATTATCAAGTACTACCTTTGGCTAAAAGTACAAATATTAAAAAATTAAAAGTTACTAATAAAACACATGCAGGGCATAGTAGATATATTGATATTACAGATCCTACAGGAACATTCCAGACTACTACAAACATTGCAGAGGATGGAGCATTGTATGAAGAAGCAAGTAACTCTAGCGATACATTTACTATTACGCAAACTAATACAGCACAGGACTTTATTAATACTAAATTCCCAACAATTATAAAAAATTTAAAACTAAACGATTTCATATACAGTTCGTTTAGAACTGCAATTAAGGCAGAGCCACAATATCAAGATATGTTTGATATTTCTTTATATGGCATATCTTGGAATACATTGCCAAGAAAAGGTATAGGACAATTTGGTTATCTCTCAGAGTTATTCACTAATTCAGGTAATCCTACAGATGTTAATACTGCAAATACTAATTTTAAAATTATACAGCCAGGATATATGTTAAGATTTTACGATCCTGCTGACAAGGCAAGTTATGAATGGGTCAAAATTATAAGCATAGATAATAATGGTGTTAGAAATTCTTCTAGCAGTACTTCTAACGGCCCAATAAAACTTAATAAAGAAATTAAAAACGGATGGAAATGTGACGAACTTATAGTGGTGCTAAGAAAAACACTATTCGCACTCGAAGAACAAGAATTAAGAAATGCATTAACTACTAGAACAACATTTGGTTTAAGATTTATGCCCAGTGAAAACAGATACTATATTATAGAAAATAATAACTTATCTGCTTTAACAGAATTTAATGCAGGCAATACAGGCGACATAACAGGTACAGGTGCTGATGCAAGTTGGATAATAAAATTTAACTACTATACTATAGATACATTATCATATAGATATGACATAGAAATAAGAGGTACGCAGTTTGTATTTGAAAGTCTAGAAGATATACGTTTTTATGACGTTAATCAAAACAGAATACAAGACAATGCAACAGGATTAGCAAAATACGATACTATTGAGTTGCCAACTTTAAACTTAAAGCCAAGTTTTACAGAAGGATTTAGTTGGGTTGACCAAGACGGTACAACTCTTGGCGATAGATGGTATCTACCTACAACAGGATCTTACTTTGCACCTAATGGAGCAATTAGTAACATTCCTTTAATTTCAAGAAATGTTAAATTTTCTGATGTACAAATATCATTAACATCTAACTTTGGATTATACAAAAACGGTGCCGCAGGTGAATTTGTAGAACAAGCAAATATAGAACTAGGTACTAGTTCTGCAACAACAGATGACGGCAACGTTGTTATTGTTGACGATACTGGTGTTATAAATTCATTACCAACTATTACTATACCTTTTAGTAATACAACATTTGGTGGCAACATATTAGATGGCACTGGAAACATTGCATATAGATTTGAAAATGTAAACTATACTCTTGCACCTAGTGTGACAGGAGATACGAATGGTTTTTATTTACTAGATAGTAATGTTACTGAACAAACAGGTAATATTAAAGTCGAGTTGAATACTAGACATCATTATGCAGTAGATAGTACTACAAGAAATAATAGAAGTGATACAATTTCAATTAAGTATGTTAATGACAATGCAAGAATAGACAGTCCTATAATTTATAGTGCTATTGGTAACTTCCAGTATTCAGACGGATACACAGATCCTAAAAAAGTTAAAGTTACACCAGTAAATACGCAATCATCAGATAGTCCAGATGACCCTATCCAATTTGAAAAGTTTGTTGGAGACGATGATATTATAATATTTGAAAACTACGAAGACTTTGACGGATACACTTATACAAGACCTGTTAAATCAGGAATGTTAGATTTGAGAAGAGAAAATGGAGTTAGTTTTAATTCTGATAAAACTATAATTGCAGGTGTTTCAATAGGTAATGCAAATGTAAGTCCAACAACAGGCACAGTTCATAATACAGCAGACTACGAATACTTCCTTGTTAAAAATAAAACTATTGTTGATACATTTGATAATAACCAGGGTACAAGTGCATCCAACGGTTTACATAATAAAAAAGTTTATGCTGTAGACACAGGTAAAGTTTATATTATGTCAAAAAGTAGTACAGACTTAGGAAGAGTATCAAATTACGAAAGTTCAAATCATTTTGCTAAAAAAGGAAGAAGTTTTACGCAGAATACAAAGTCTGCAAGACAGAATGGTGTGATATTTAAATGGACACACATTGCAGATAATAGTGTAAGAATAGATCCTAGCATTAGTAATATACATGAATTTTTCTTACTAACAACTTCTTACCATACGCAAATACAAGCATATATTAATGTACCTGGAACAGCATTTCCAACACCGCCAACAAGTTCGATGTTAGAAAATGAATTTGCAATATTACAAGAATTTAAATCTGCAAGTGACCAATTAGTATTTAAAAGTGGAAAGTTTAAAATGTTATTTGGAGCCGATGCAATGAATGAATTACAAGCAAGATTTAAAGTAGTTAGATTACCAGGTACTAGTTTAAGCGATAACGAAATTAAAACCCAAGTAGTTACTGCAATTAATAAATATTTTAATGTAGATAACTGGGACTTTGGAGATACTTTTTACTTCACAGAATTAAGTAGTTATATACATCAAGAGGTAGGTAACTCAATAGGAAGTATTGTTATTGTACCTAAAAAAGCAAACGGAGTATTTGGAGACTTGTTCCAAGTTAAAGCAGATTCAGATGAATTATTTTTAAGTACTGCATCTATAGATGATATAGATGTTGTAGATAAATTAACACATGGAAATATTAAACCAGATAAGTCAAGTTCAGGTTTATTTACAACATATGACGGAGCAGAAAAATCCACAGGACCATATGCAATTAATGGATACTATCCGTTATATGCAACTCTAGAAGCATCTAATTTTGCAGGAGATGGTACTAGTCATGCACACATATTCTTTGGACAAACATTCTATATGCCTAATGGTGTAACATTCTATCATGGAACGTATGTATTAGACCAAAGTGTTGCAAACACAACTTTAGGTAATACAATTACTTTAAACAACTCTGTTGGAAATAGTAGTTCCAACTCCGGTGGTTCAGGATCAGGTGATTCTGGCGGTGGTGGCGGCTATAGTGGATATTAAGGAAAACCATGGCAGATAAACAAATTAAAAAGTTACCAGGACAGTTACAGACTACTGTACTGAAAAACTTTTTCGAAACTACAGTAGAGCAATTATTCAGTAAAAGTAATATTGAATCCATTTCAGCCTACGTTGGTAGAAAAGAATTTGAGCAATTTAATGCTGATAGAGATTTTTATGTACAAGAACATACACCAGAAAGAGAAAAATATAGTTTAGAACCAGTTGTCAATTCTCTAGATCCCATAGAAGGCAATTCTACAAACATACTGTTCTATGAAGATTTTTTAAATCAACTAAACAGTTATGGTGCAGATACAAATAAACAAAACGTTTTATTTGATACAAACTTTTACAGTTTCCTTCCTCCAATTAATTATGATAAGTTAGTAAACTATCAAGAATACTTTTGGAGTACAGAAGGCCCAAGAACTATTTCACTTAATGGAACATTAACAACACCTATTAATGTACTAAAAGATATAATAGGCAAGAAGTCTTATACTTCGCCTAACGGTATCGAATTAAAGAATGGTGCTATAGTAGAATTTACTGGAGAACATGTAATACCTGAATCTTACATGGGTGCTAGATACATTGTAGAGGGTGTTGGCGAAAGCATTATATTATATGCAAAAGAACAAAACTATAGTGCGGTGTTCTCGACCCCGGCTTTTGAACCGTGGGACCAAGAAGTAATTACAGCAGAATCAAATTTAATTGCTACAGACAAGCCTTCAGGCTCTGTTACAGCAATAGGTTTATCAGCCAGACCATACTACGATGCATTAGGACAACTAACAGGAACAGTTTTTAATACCTTAGAAGATATAACTGAATCAGGAGTTCCTTACTGGAAAGGTTATGTTACAGGAGCAGGCGGATTTTTATCTTATATAAATGACGGTGCCTATGGTTTTGATAATGGCCCATGGGACGGTGGTAACACGCAAGAAACACCAGACTATATGTTAATGCAAAGAGGAACAACAGATAATAATACCTGGAGTAGAATTAACTTTTGGCATCACAAAGACAGATTTTTAGAGTCAGGAAGCTCATTACCTGCTAAAAAATATAGAGCAAAAAGACCTATTCTAGAATTTGACAGAAATTTAGAACTGTATAATTTTGGTAATAACGGTTTAAGTTTTAGTGCAGATTTAAGCGGAGAAGATTATACTCTTTCTGAAATAGAAGGCAGACCTGTAAGTGCTCCACTAGATAGCCAAGGTCTAAAAATTAATAATAAAATTATTATACCAGATGAAGAAACAGCAGTATCTAGATATATCTATGTTGTAGAAGACGAGCAAAAACAAACTGTAAACGGTTCAGTTAGTGCGTCTGCTACTATTGTGTTAGCATCAACAACAGATGTATATATAGGTGCAACCATATCAGGTACAGGTATTTCTGAAGGCTCGCTGGTATTAACAGTTAATAGAAGTACAAATACAATAACATCTTCAAATGCAGATACTATTGCAGATGGTACAGAACTAACATTCAAAGATAGAGTTAAACTAACAAGGCTTCCTGCAGATACTAATCCAACAGGAGCAGTAGATGGAGATGGAAATTTTGTTCCGTATTCACCAGAAGTAGGCGATATTGTTTCAATATTATTTGGTAATAATCACCAGGGTAAAGAATATTATTGGTCAGGAACAAAATGGTTGGTCGGACAGCAAAAAACTAAAGTAAATACTGCACCACTATTTCAAGGATATGATGTTAATAAAAAATCTCTAGGAGACACTTTAACATACCCGCAATCTTCTTTTGCAGGTACTAAAATATTTTCATACAAACCAGGATTAACAAATTCTGTTAATGATAGTGTTTTAGGCTTTCCGTTACAATACAAAAATTTTAATAACTTTAGTGAAATAGTTTACGATAATAATTTATCAGGTGACGTTATAAGTTACATACCGTTTGGTGGTAACTCAACAAACTTTGCTAAAGGTTACATTTACTATAAGAAAATATTACCTAACGGTGATGTTACTTATGACACTACTTGGGTAGGACACAAAACACCGTTCAAACAAAAAATAGAAGATACATTTATTGTTACTCAAAATAATTTAGATACAAAAAAACTTGTTTGGGAAATTACAGCAGTACCAAATAATAATACACAACTTAATGTAAAAGTAAATGGCTTAAAAAGAACAGACTGGACATATGATACAAATTTAAAAAGTGTAACATTTAACACTTTTAATTTAGAACTTAACGATGTTATAGAAGTAAGAACAAGTTCCGATACAGGTATTATTAAAGATGTTAAAAGAGAAGGTAGATTTGAATTACCTATTAGTTGGTATTCTAATACTGAGAAGTCTGATGTACTTACAATTAGTGAGCCGCAATACTTAGAGCATATTGTAAATTATATAGGCGGGCAAGAAACTATAACAGGTAATGTTCTAGGCACAAATAATTTTATAAACATAACAGATGATAAAACATTTGCAGACAGAATTGTACAAACAGACGACGACTTGCAAATGGCAGGATTTTTAATAAGCAACGATAATTTCAATATCGTGGATGCCATGAGATTTAACGGCGAAGAATATCTCAAATATAAAAACAGATTAAAGAAAGAAATTAAACGTTATATTAATAATAACGATACCACTAGTATGACCAATCATGCTATCTTAGAAGATGTATTACAAAATGTTATATCTTACAACCCAGGAAAACTAGTATTTGATTACAGTTACATGTTAGCATTAGGTGACAGATATACCGAAGAAACTATTATTACAAATAACATAGTACAAAAAGAATATACACTTACAAACTATGTAGATAAAACAGAGATAGAAAACACTATATTAGTTTATAACCAAGACGCGAATGGCAATGATGTAATGTTGCTAGTCGATAACGACTACACAATTACGTCAGCATCAGGTGTATGCACATTAACATTCACAGAAAATTATACTTTAACATTAGGTAATACAATTAAAGTTAGATTTTTTAATAAAAATAGAGAAAGTGCTCAGTGTCCTCCAACAACAGCGGCAATGGGACTTACACCTGTTTACATTCCAGAAATGCTTTCAGATACAAGTTTTAAAGATACCATTAATGTTATTGTTGGACACGATGGAAGTAGAACTATAGCAGACAATGATACACAAGACGACATTCTATTAGAATTTGAAAGACGTATTTATAATAGTATCCAAACTGTTTATAGAGAAAGAATTAAATACCCAGATTTGAATGTACATAATATTAGACCTGGACAGTTTAGAACTACAGGCGTAGATAGAACAACATATTATAATATACTAAGAGAAAACTTTAATAAGTTTGTTGCTAGAAATGAAGTAGATTTTGTTTCAAATGAATATTATGATGCCAATGATTCTAATACATGGAATTATAATTTTGGAACAGCATCTCCTAGTTATTGGAGAGGAATATTTGAAGCCTGTTACGACACAGAAAGACCACATACTCATCCATGGGAAATGCTTGGCTTTATTAAAAAACCAACATGGTGGGATACTCAATATATTACTACAACATATACCAATTATGGTAGTGGTAATAAACCAATGTGGAAAGATTTAGAAGAAGGAATTATTAGACAAGGCACAAGAGAAAATATTACAAATGATGCTTATAAGATTAATAATCCGTATAGACGTATAGGACTAAGTTTAGAATTACCTGTTAATGTAAATGCTGAAAGATTAGCACCAGCAAATATTGTAAACACAGGTGCAACAACTAAAACAGTCTCGTGGTCAAATACAGAATCAGGAACGGCTAGTGCTAACGCATCGACATTTATTCATACTACTGATGGTCTTAATATAAGTGAACGAACAAGTGGTACTGATACATTCTTAAACTTAACCACAAACAATTTACAAAATCATACAGTTGGTACATTCCCGATAGAAGGAAGTACAGCATATATAGAAAGTAAAGAATTAAAATATGTTATAGAGTCAAATGCAAAATCTAATACAGTTACATCTTTTGCAAGTGCAACAAGTACATCGAATACTTCCGTAGGTATTGCAGTAAATGGAGCATTACTTTTTAATGCAAATGCAGGTATAACAATAGATGCTACAAGTAATTGGCATTATAATAATATGTACAGAAATGAGTCAGGAAGAGATACCGTTGGCGGTAACCCAGATTCAAACAATGTATATGGCTACATACAACCAGGCCCAGAATCAGTTGGATTATCCGATTGGCCAATCGACACGCATTCACCTATACTAGGTTGGTCATTTGATGGCTTACCAATTTATGGACCATATGGATATACCGATAGATTAAATGATACCAGTGCAATTAAACGATTAGAAAGCAGTTATAGTTTAAGAACAGGACTAAGGTCAGCAATAGCACCAGGTGTAGGTGGAACACCGTCAGGCGAGTTCATAGAGGACTATGTATACGATTCTGCAACAGGTGACTTAGACGAATTTAATGGCAGGTATGGAGTAACACCAGATTTTCCTGGTGGCACATACTATTACGTTGCAACAAAAGATGCTGACGGCAACCCAGTATACCCCTATACTACAGGCCCAAAATATAGATATACGCCAACAGATTTGGCAAACAACATAATAGGTGCAGGCACACATTCGTCTGCTGGCACAGTAACTTATACATTAACAAATACATTAAACATTGCGTATGCATCTGATACAACATTAACAGGCTCCGATTGGAAGTTTGGAGATGGTGCACCAGTTGAAAATGCATGGAAATATTCAGAACAATATCCCTTCGCTATAGCGGAGGCACTATTTCTTACCAAGCCCGGTAAGTTTGCCAGTGTATTTGCAGAACCCGAAAAAATTATTCGTGGCTCTGCAAATGCCATTCAGTTGTTAGATAAAACAACATTAAAACGTTACAAAACTAAAGATGCAATAGTGCATGGTAACATGGCGGCAGATAAGAAAACATTATTAACAAATACAGGCTATACACAATTTATAGATTCGTATTTAAGATTCCAGGGTATAAGCACACAGAACGAATTTGCTATACCATTTAAATCCGTTAACGGAAAATTAGGACATAAGTTTGCAGGCTTCATCGACAAAGATACTATGACCGTATTCAGTGATAGTTATAGTACAACAGGAGATAGTTCTAGTTTAATATTACCTCATGAAGATATTCAAGTTAATATACATCATGGTCCGATGAGTACAACAAATCATTATACCGGTGTTAATGTAGAATTGACCAAAGACGGATATTATAAAATAAACGGATTTGCAAGTACAAAAAGATTTTTTGAAGTTGGTGTTCCTAACAAAGATGGTCAAAAAACTGAAGTTGCGGTGGGTGGAGAACCTGCTAACTTTAGTGCATTTGATATGAGCAGAGCCTATGTTGCAGGCGACATAGTAAAATCAGGTTACAATTATTACCAAGCAAAAGAACAAATTCCTGCAGGAACATCTGTAACAAATACAGAATTTTATCAAAGACTTCCTAAATTACCTACTACAGGTTCTGCAGAAGCAACATACTATTTAGAAAGTACAGGCGAAATTAAACGTGTAGAATACGGAACAGTATACAAAACAGCACATGAACTTTTTGAATTCTTAATAGACTTAGGAAGATATCAAAAAGAAATGGGTTATGACTTTAATGATTTCAATAATGATATTGGTGATGTTAATGATTGGTTGTATTCAGGTAAGCAGTTCTTATTCTGGAGTTTAGGTAATTGGTCAGCAGGTAATACATTAAGTTTAAGTCCTATGGCTAGTAAAATTAAATTTGTATCTCAGGAAGGACGTATAAGCGATATTAAAGAATCCTTTAAAGG